CTTTACAAAAGCACTTAATGCACTGGACTATAAACAGACCGAAATGGGCAACTGGTATAGGTGTACTCCAGACCATAAAATTGTTCGGATTTATGACGATTTACTTACCAACTTACCAACTTCCACGGGAAGTAAAAACTTCGGTAAGTTGCAAGGTGTTGATTTTGTTGAATAAATTTAAATTACTTACGGAACTTCCCGTTTATCATGGTAAGTTGATTATGGCTTGTAAGTCATTGATTTTATTGCTACTTACCAACTTACCGAACTTCCCCCCCTATAGGGGGTATAGGGGGGTGGTAAGTAACCCACCTCCCCCAACCCTATTTAACGTAACGACAAGGAGTGAAAACGTATGCCAAAAGTAGGCGAAAATTTACCAAAGGAACAAAGAGACAAAGGACTGAAAAGGCTAACGCAACGCCAACAGGATTTTCTCGATAATTTTATTCATAAGGATATGACGCAGACAAATGCAGCTAGACAAGCTGGATATAGCAATCCAAGTGTTGATGCAGTGAGGTTGCTCAGAAATCCCGTGGTGCAGGAGCGATGGCAAGAAATGCAGGAAGAGAACAGGTCAAGGTTTGGTGTAACGCTTGATAAATCGCTTCGGGATCTTTTAAAGATCCGTAACGAGGCTCTGGAGCGGGAAAGGTATAGCGAAGCTATTCGGGCTGAAGAATTACGCTTAAAGGCTTCTGGACTGCTTGTAAACAAGGCTCATGTACTACATGAGAAAGTAGATAGCATGACGAAGGAGGATATTCTGGCTGAACTGGAGAATCTGCAACGAAAAGCACAGGATAGAATGAAAAAAGCTAACGTCACCCATATACACCCAAAAAAGATAGGCAAAAATAGTTAATAGTGGGATAATCGGACTCTGCACATGGCGTGTCGCCTGACGGAGTTGCCGAACAATTTCCAGTAGGATCGGGATCGGGAGACTGGATCGGGCTGTTTTACGCTGCCAATGCGTAGAATTGTTCGCTTTCAGGTGCAGGTAATCGGAATCGGATCGGGCTCCAGCCTCCTGCATCGGGGTGAATACCGACAATTGTTCGGAGTCAGGACTGCTGCCTGGGCTGGAAGCAGGTTAAGCATCGGGAATCGGAGCCGTCCCAGCCTCCTGCTGCAGGCTGTATGCTCACAATTGTTCGTCTTCAGGGTCCTGGGCTGGTCAGGCAGCAGGGGAGGCAACGGGATCGGGAGGCTGTCCAGGCGTATCCTGCTGCTGAATACGCACAATTGTTCGGAGTCGGGTCCAGCAGGGGAGGCTGCACCCAGGCATCGGGGGTGAATCGGGCTGGGACTGGCTGCGTCCTGCCCTGAACGCTCACAATTGTTCGTTCTGGTAGGTCCAGCAGGTGCTGCACAGCCTCCTTCACCAGGCAGCAGGACAAAACGGGAGCTCACAAACTAGCACAATTGTTCGTAGTCGTTACGCTGCAGGTGTCGCCTCCAGGCTGTGAAAAAAAATAAAAAAATGTTTTTATGTGTTGACAGGTTGCAATCATTACTATATTATATATATATAATTCAGCCAAAGGAGTGTAAAATGAGTTATGAAAAAATAAAAGAAGCAGTTATCAAGCAATTAAAGTGCGATGATGTACAGCAAACTTTCAAAGATGTTGTTAAAGGTGGAGCTTCTGGAGGTTTTGGTGGCTTCATCTACCATAATGAAACTGTCAAATTTGCGAAAGACAACATTAAATATATTTATAAATATTTAAAAGAGCAAGCCAGCGACATGGGCGTTAATGCTTTTGAGATGGTGCAAGGGTTCAGTTGTTTGTACGACATCCAGCCCACTCAGGCAGAAGTAGCCGATACGATACATGGGCATCCTGACCAAGCCACAATAAATGACGGGGTAGATACTCAGATATTAAACGCATTAGCTTGGTATGCGTTGGAAGAAGTCGCCTTCAACGAAACAGAAACCTGATCGGGGAATTGTTCGGGAAGAATCGGGAACGGGGTTAACCTGCTCCCGATTTTTTTTGTTCTGGTTCTGGATCTGGGTCCAGCAGGTTACAGGTCTAGCTCCCTGCCTGGGAAGGAATACGCACAATTGTTCGTACTCACGGCTGGACGCAGGTGCTGCCTGGAAAGAGTCGTGCCTGCTGAAATTGTTCGGAGTTGTGCCTGGAGGCAAAAAAAAAGAGCCGAGAAATATTTGGAAAGGAAAATCTCGACTCTTTTTAATATTAACATAGCTGCCTAGGAGTAGGCAACATAATTAATATAGTATTGATTGCGATATATGTCAATAGAAAAAAATAAAAAAAGTTGTTGACATTATATATAGTAATGATTACTATGTATATATAAACGAAACAGCCAAAGGAGGACATCATGTCAAATTATTGTTTCACAGACGTTGTAGAGGGCAACAGATACAGAGTTGCTAAAATTGTCGAAAACGAGTCAGGGTACTCACCATTAGGTAAAGCTAATCCTGATGATCCACATGAGATGGATAAGTTCGTGTTCAAGAACAAGGATCAAGTAAGATCCGTAGTTGATAACATGAACGATCATCTTGGTGTTAATAAGGATAGGGAGAGACAAATAAAAGTCTCTACAATGTTCTAATGACTAAGTGGGAAGTCGTATTGACAGTCGTGCAAGCCATTACCTTCTGGGTAATGGTTTGTGCAGTCGTAATAATCGTGCCATTTTAAGGAGGTAGCAAATGAGTAAATATGATTCAGACGCAATTGATGAGTGTTGTGATCAAATGTTAGGTCATACAAATTGGTCTTACGCAGACACTGGAGACCTTGAAAATATTATCTCTGAGCGAAACGGAGAAATACCGAAAGGTCAGAAAATAGAGCATATTGTTATATTTTACAAAGAAGCATAGAAGGGAGGAGCTGAAGCTGGGTTAGAAGCCCAGCTTCTTTTTTATCCTGTAACCGAACAATTGTTCGTATTCAACGACTCGCAGGTACGCTGCAGCAGCTTCCTGCTGGAAGACGAGTGCGAACAATTCTTCGTGATTATAAACCTGCTGTACGCTGTGTTCCTGCTGTAAAAAAAAAAATGAAAAAAGATATTGCATATATAGTAATCAATACTATATATATATTATAAATTAATTTCAGCCAAAGGAGAAAGAAATGCAGAAAAAAATTTATTTTGCTTACGGAGCAAACACTAATAAAGATGCAATGGCGATTAGATGTCCCAAAGCTAAAGTTATAGGTGGTGGTCATATCTACGGCTACAGGTTAAAGTTTAACAATGTAGCAGATATTGTTCCTGTCAAAGGATTCGACCAGTATGCACCTTGTGTTATATGGGAGATCACAGAGTCTTGCGAAAGATCCTTGGATCGATTCGAGAGTTATCCGTCATTGTATGACAAGATTGAGGTAACTGGTTACGAGGGAACGCAAGGAGAAAGTATAACTGGCTTTGCGTATGTTATGAACTACAAAGGTTTTCATACACCAAGTCCAATTTATGTCAGAGGCATCAGAAATGGATTGAAAGGTGTGTGGGACAAGTTCTACCATGCAGATATTGATAACCATATCGACAAAGCAATCATAGAAAGTTTTCGTGAAAGCGAGAAGCCAATGGTTCACCATCAAAGAATCGGTGGGAAGCAGTGGGCGTAAAACTTTCCTGAGGCGAAGCCCAGACCTTCACGGGTCTGGGTTTTTTTCTGGCTGGAGAGCGAACAATTGTTCGTACTGGATCGGGCAGGCAGCAGATCGGGCTGATCGGGGATCGGGCTTCTCTGGCATCTGGCTCATGAAGCATCAACCTTCCAGTGGTTTTATAGGGTTATAAATAAAAAAAAATTGAAAAAAAAATTCAATAAAATCAATGACTTAACAAAATAAAATTGTTCGTACTTGAAATGATTACTACACTATATTATATATATCTTGTGACGTTAATTAATTTGGAAAGGAAAAACATCATGAAGAACAAATTTAAATATATCAACAATCAATCAAGATTTGCATTTGGATTTGAACCAGAGTTCAATTGCTCAAAAGAAGATTACGAATTAAACCAAATCAATAGAACAAGTTCTAGTCCTATTCATGGTCTATTCATTAAACGTGATGGAAGTCAAGCTGATTGGGAAATGGATTTGCCAGTGTTAGCTGATTGTCAGCTTGCATGGGATTATTTAAAAGAATGTTGTAACTTTGTTGTTTCAAATGGTGGTACAGTAAACAAACATTGTTCTGCTCATGTTCATTTATCAACATTACCAATAAGAGCAGATTTAACTAATGAACAATTTACTAGAAAATCAATTGAAATGAAAAGACACTCAAATAATTATCTTGAAGATATAAACAATCTCAAACAATTGTTTGATGTTGATACTCAATTACCTTTAGAAGTTTATAAGGATATTGGATATAGAATATCAAGTGAAATTGATTTCTATAAAAGTACAATTGCAAGCTCTAGGTGGGATTGTTACTATGCAAGATTTCCTAAATCACCAAGTGATATATTAAGAGCTGATCCAACTATTGAGAGCTTAAAGAATGCTTTAAATAGCATTGCTCCACGTGGAATATATAAATATACGGCTCTTAATATTAATCATTACAATGTTAAAAAGACATTTGAAAATAGATCTCATGGTGGCACATTGGAAATGAATAAAATGAGAACTTGGTTTAAGTTTTTATCTAATATTATTGATCATACTGTTCAAACACGTTTTAAAGCTCGTACAGAGCTTCAACAATTAACTAGCCCTAGTTATATTGGAAGATCTGCTAACACTGTTAAATCTAGGCTATGGGATTTTTGTAGAGGTCAAGTAAGATCAACTAGAGAGATCATGACACATTGTAATATTAACAATGCTGAAAGTGTTAGAAGAACAATTTCAGAGATCAGAGCAAATGATTATTATAAAGCATTTGTTGTCACTCATAATCAACAAGAATTTGGTGTTGATTATGGTCAATCTAGAGATCATGGGGATAATGGATATGAAGTTTTAATTACTAAAGATGTTGAAGTTGAAACAGGTGACATTGAAAAGATTGAAGATGAAAATTTACGTGGTGAAATATCTTTAATTGCAGGTCTAGATGATCAAACACTAGCAGATCTTAATGAGAGAATAAGAACAATTCCTAGATAATTGTTCTTAAAACTTACTAAATGCCATGTTAATGTAACATGGCATTTTTTTTGTCTAAGTTATTGTTTTTATTATATAAATCGGGGATGGTGTACCATAGTCACCACCAAATTTTGTATTTTTTGTGCAAAAATTTTTTACACCAAGTTCCCCTCAAACGACCCCCATCTGTTTGAAAAACGACCACCAAAAAAATTTTTCACAAAAAAATCTTGCACTTTTGTGCAATCAATACTATATATAGTATGAAATGAGGTAAAAATGGCAACATATAGATTAAGGCTCTCTCAAACAAGGGAGTTCAAAGTCAGAAGTATCGATCATTTGTTGCAAGAAATAGCTTCTGTGTTTTTGTGCACGGGTGTGGGTATGCCATCACTACTCAAAAACATAGCTAACGTGTGTTGTGACTGGAATGGTGAGGCATATCGTTACGGAACGAAGGAAGAATTGATTGCAGATATGAAGAAAAACAAAATATTAATAA